AAGAGGATGCAAGCAGCTTCGATCACTTTATAATTCTAAAAGAGATAGAAAAAGTAAGAACAATAATAGGAAAATCTCATGCTCTGTCTGGAACTTCAAATTTCATTTATGAAATAACAAAAAATGACGTCGGTCTTGCGACTTTTTTGCTAATTCCTGTTTATGATGATTATTACGTTGGTGAGCCAATTTATTCTAACCAAGTCTTGATTGAGAGCTGAGGATCCTATGGTCGCAAAGATAAGCAATAAATCAAAGTTAAAAACTGGAATGTTGCAGACTCAGTCAGTCAACAAAAAAGTAGTTAATATCAATGTTATTTCTAAGAAAGCTATTGAAACTAGCGCATCTCAGATAGAAGCTCTCTCTCCTGCTGCGCAAACTTCAAGTAATCAAAATTTAAAAAGCATAAGCATGAAGCAAGTTGGAGACACCATCTCCAACGCTTCTCACACTTTGCCCAATGGGACATCTGTCACTCCCACACCAAGCATCTCTTCAGATGCATTAAGCTCTGCATTAGACGCGATTAGTAGCCCTGCTGCGAATAAAATAGCTGCGACACAAATAGACAATAATAAAAAAACAACTTATGAAAGTTTGACAAATCTTTCTAACAAAAGACCTGAAATAATAGCTTTGACTAATTTTTCTCCTCTTTACTATGAGCAAGGAGAAAAAACTGAACAGGGAAAGCTTTTCGAGCTTTATGTAGAACTGATGAGACAGTTAGAAACTGCATCAGTAGAAGCTGTCAAGAATAATGAACTTTGGTCTTCGCTAACAGAAAAACAAAACTTAGAGATAAAAAAGCAAATTGAAAGTATACGAGGAACTGCGCAGGGAATTTATGACATTCTAAGAAGAATCTCAGTTGATAGATCAAGGCTTTCTTTGCATGATCCAATTTATCAATTTTCTCCTCAAGAATTTGCTAATTCTTTCATAAGCACAGACTCAATCGCTAACTTAAACAAAGTCAAAGAAATATTGACGTGGGGAGGCGGAAAGATTGGCTTAGTAGATGCTATCAGCAACATAACTAAAATTCCTAAGAATGCTGTAGAATTATATTCGTCTACGCAGCTTTGGCTATTGCTGCTCTATGAGACAAGAAATCTTCTTGAAAGCCACAGCGTTCTTGCTGTAGATAACGTCAAATACCAAAATATCTTTGATTCTTCAGGGCTGCCATATCGAGAAAAGAATAAGCAAATTTCTTTAAAGAAATTACAAGATGGCTCGAGCATAAAAGAAAAATTGAACGGTCTTGATGGCGGAAATTTGCAGTCTTTATTAGAGGCATATTCAGGTGTAGCTTCTAGCGCTGGCGCGCAGAGCAATGACGCTTCTCAAGAAGCAGAAACTCAAAGTGAATTTTTGGCAGAGCTCAACGCAGCTTCAGAACCCTTGCTGACTTTAGCAAAAAATATTGGAGAAGTGATGAAGAGCATGGATGACATGATACTCACATCTGTTCCGCAGAACAGCATGACAATGTCTATTGCTCTTATGCTTCATCTAGTGTGTAAAGAAATGAGACATTCTGCATGCTACAGCTCAGCTTCAGACAAGCTTCTTAAAAGCATTGATCGTCTCAGCTTAGGAACTGGTGTGTCACCTGCACAAGTTCCGCTATACGACTTTTTTGGAAAGATGAGTGAAGGGTTCAAAGTGTTAGAACCTGGGCAAAACGCTGGTGCCCGACCAGGCCTCACTGACCTCTGTTATCATGACGAGTCTGACAACCTTATTCTTACGTTAGAGCCTGAGCAAATATTTGAATCTTCAAATACAGCAGTAAAGAGTGGCGGAGAATTTTTCTTTAGTCAAGAAAATATCATAGAATTTACCAACACTGCAAATTTAACTTTGCTTTCAAGAATCGAAAGTTTTTCAAAAAAGATAAACGGACTTGACGAAGCTGTCTCGAGCGTAGCTATAGAGCTTGGGTTGCTCTCTGCTAAAGATGACAAAGTCTTTAGCAAAGACGTGACACATGACGGAATTTTTTCTGCAGATCCACAGACATTTTTAGAAAACATCTTTAATGATTTAACAAAAGAGCTGCAAGCTGTAGGAGAATTTACGACAAAAAATACAGATCTAGGGATCAACGCCTTGATAAAGTTCGCAGGATCTACTGAACTTCGTGCTAGATCTATTCGCTCTTTGCTTTTCATGATGTCTATCATAATAAACAGAGACATCGAAGAATTTTCTTTCATAGATTCAAGAATCTATGAGATATTAAAAATTATTTCTGATAATAAGCAAAATAGCCCTGAAGCAAATGAAATTAACAATGATAGAAGTTCTATATACGGCTACGTAGATGAGGTTTTGCGTGCAAACAACACCGATGCCGCGCTGAAAGAAGAAAGCTTCAAGTTTGTTTTAAAAAATAAATACAAAAATGGAAGCATCTCATACCTTCCTTGCAGATATGAAACTGCAGTACAACTTGGAGAAGCAATAAGAAAAAATCCAACTTTCAAAATGATTACAAAAATCATGAGAAAAGTCAGAGACATTTTTTTCGCTTATTCAAATCAAAGAAGCGAAACTTTAGTTGGAAAAATAAGTGTTTATACCATAATGTTATTAACTTTCAACGCTTTGTGCAAGATCGTTGAAAGAACAGAAGTGCATGATATGGCTTTTATAAACACAAAATTAAACACTATTTCTTATAATACTTCTCTTATTTTAGAAGCTACTGGTTTGCAGCAAACATCTTCAGAAGTAAAAAATATCCTTAAGAGCGCAGGCATTCTTACAAGCAGCGGCAAAGCATTCGACATAGAGATTTACGCAAAGATCAACGAAGTCACAAAAGAAAATGAAAAGTCGAAGATCAAGAATGGAATTTTAGGAAAGATATTCATTGAAACTTCTCTTTTAAATTTTTCTACTATCACGATCTTGAACACAATAAAGACACTAAAGTCACAGATAGAATCTTCTTTAAACACTGCAAAAAAGCTAACAGCGCAAAGTCTAAGACTCTTATCAAATTACATGGATGACCCATCAAATTTAGAGTTTTTGTTAGTTGAACCGCAGCTCACACTGCTGCTGTCTAACTTAGAAGATGTGTACCAATCTTTTAGAAATTTTTCTGATTCTGTAGATCAAAGTCCTAATGATTCAAAAGTAAGTTTTACGAACTATCAAGAAACGCTGTCACATTCTAAAAAAATAGTTGACATTCTTAAAAGCTTGTTTCAAAATGCTGAGTTTAAAGAAAAAAAGGGATATAACAAAAAGATAATGACTGTGGGTTTGCCGCAAGGTCTGATAAAAAATCACATCGCAAGATCTACAGCAAATAGCAAAAACAACAAGCACGACGACATCATAAAAATATCAGTCTATAAAATAGACTTAATTAACAACGACATAGTCTATAAACCAAAAAGCTTTTTATTCGAAGCTTCAAGATACCCTGTGAGAGTTCCAAGTTTGATTCTATCAAACACGTTAGATTTCTCGCAAATACCCACAAGAAATTACTCGTTTTTCCCAGACGTTGATCGACAGGGAGAAAGTTTTTACTATGACAATAACTTGGGAGAAGAATATTCTTTTTTAAGCACAACTGAAAAAAATGAAATAATCCAAAACCATTCAATGAGTTTTTTGTTAGAAAATTATTTAAAAATCGTTTCTGGTCTTGTGCTGAGTGAAAATACCTTTAACCTTTCGTCTAGTGAAACCAAAGCATTACTAGATCAATTAGAAAAAAAATCTTCACAAGTCGAAGGGTCTATAAGCTTTTCTCCAGGACCGGACACAGTGGTGAGGCTCACAGAAAAGCTATTTCCTACTTCAATCGAGCTAGTAAAGCAGCTTGTACAGCCAAAGAAATTTGACAGAATATTCAACATCATATTCGACCCAGAGTTTATCGTTGATACAGAAAAGACAAGTCCACAGAAGCTTGATGAGTTCATCAATTCAAGAAAAGTAATTGGTATAAATCAGAACGATGCTTCGCTTGGAATAAAAGACGTCGACAAGACTTCAGAAGACGCTACACTTGAAGCTTATTTTGCTGTGATTGAAACGCACGCTCCTGCTTCTTTAGACAGCGCTTTAAACACTCAGATAGAATTTGCAAATTAAAATGGCAAAGATAAATTCAAATCCAATTAAAAATTATGTTACGCCCGGAGATTTAGCAAATTCTCCCACGACTGTTTCAGCTGCTTCAGCTGCTTCAAATTTATCTGATAAGCCAAAATCACAAATCAATCGTCGAGGCGTTCTTACTCTTCCGTCAAGAATAGTGTACGCTCTTGATGTACCTGAAATAAAAAATTTAATTGCAAATTTCATTTACAATTACTATGTTCCGAGCGAAGTCGTCAAAGACAAAGACATACTAAGTGATGAAACTTTGCGACAAAAAATGAATATTTCACAAAACATAGTTTTTAAGAAAGACTATAGCTACACTGATGAAAAATGGTTGTTTGAAGACAACATAAAGCAAATTCTCTTAGAAAAGATACCCAGATATATAAAAATACAATTCACAGCACCCAAAAAAGAAAAAATACCTTATGCTTCTGGTGCTCCGAACTTGATACGTAACAATATCACAAGCATCGTAAAAGAAGAGACGTTTTCTTCAAACTACTACACTTCTCTTTATTTCAATAACGCAGATTTAGATAAAAAAACAAGTGTATTCTTTGAAAGTAAACAAAATTACACCAAGCAAATCGAAGCTGTGGGTGAAGCAGATCCTGTCATAGCTGATGCGATGGCAAACCAGCCTGCAATCACAAAAGGAGCAAACTTTTTCAAGTACGGACAAGGTATCATAAAAGGAAATAGCTATTTAGAAAGCTTAAAAAAGCTTAGCACAACGACACAGGTAAGCAATAACTTAGTTCATGATCTGATCGTCACAGCGACAGGAAATCCGCTTACTATCAATGAAAAAACTTTTAAATCTTTTCTTTCTGGTTCTGCTAAGATACAGGAAAACGTCACAGATAACTCTATCACTGAAGAAGAGTTTAAGACAAGCCTACAGTACTATGAGATAGTTTCTTCTGAAGACAGCAGCAGTGTGAATCCTGCGAAGTATGAGATTGTGGGCTATACAATAGAAAAGTTTGAAATTTTTCCTGATGGATCAATAAAAAACCATGATCCGATTATAATAGAAAATCCAACAACAAATTCTGTTTTAGATTTAAATGTCAGATACGGCACAGTTTACGCATATCATGTCAGGACAATCATGAGCATGACATACGCTGCTGTGAACAATTTGACATATGAAACAGCAATGGTCAAGTCGCTCGTTGCTTCAAAGCCAGTCATAGCTTATGCTGAAACTTTAGAAAATGTCGGTCCGCCTCCTCCTGTAGAGCTAAAAGCGATATGGGATTATGACAGGATCAATCCGCTTACATCGCAGTATGATCCTGTAACAGGAGGGCAGTATAAAAACACTGGAAAAATGGGAACTTTGTTATTACACTGGTCTTTTCCGATAAATTCTCAGATGGATATAAAGAAATTCCAAGTCTTCAGAAGAAGAAATGTAGACGAGCCGTTTGAACTGATCAAAATGTTCGATTTCAACGACGCCATGGTAAAATTCCCAGATCTAGAAGAGAGCATAAATTTTAGCGCCGTAGAAAACACTGGAACAGAACCAAGAAAGAGCTATTATGACGATGAGTTCACCAAAAATTCTGATTTCATTTATGCCATCGCAGCGATAGACGCGCACGGACTAACTTCTAATTATTCAGAACAAATAAGAGTCACTTTTGACGTCTATAAGAACAAGCTATCGTCCACAATCATTTCTTCTGCGGGGGCGCCAAAACAATATCCCAACCTTTTCTTAAAAGAAGATCTTTTCGTGGACACAATGAAAACTTCTAACAAAAAAACGCTGGAGGTGTATTTCACACCAGACTGTTATTCTACTTCGAGGAATGACCTGAGCGAAGTTAAAGTCGTGAAGTCCCACAACAAAGACAAGACAAAGTATAAGATTAACTTTGTGAATTTAGACAATCAAGACAGTGCACAACTCGACGTCAAGATCAACGACAGAAGATGAAGAAGCAAATAATTAGACTACAAAATTTACTTACCAATAGTTACCAAATAAGATTTAGGTGAAGAATTATGGGTTTCTTAGATCACAGCACTAACAACATCATACTTGATGCAGTGTTGACAGACACAGGTCGACAATTCATGTCGAGAAATGATGGAAGCTTTTCTCTAGCAAAGTTTGCGCTGGGCGATGATGAAGTAAATTACAACATCATAAAAAAGTACGGAAGAACTGTAGGCAAAGAAAAGATAGAGAAAAATACTCCTGTTTTTGAAGCCCTAACTAATCAATCTCAAGCCCAAAAATATAAGCTTATCAGTGTTTCTAATCCAAATTTGATAAGACTTCCAAATCTTGTCTTGGCAGGAGACTCTTCTCTTACAAGCAACACAGTCACGATCTACACGACAACAGCAGTTGGCAGACAGACACAGTCTCGTATCAACTTATCTCAGTCAGCTTTGAATGAAACGTCTATAGATGTTGAGCTCAGAGATGAAATATTCATGATAGATATACCTAACCTTTTCTTGCGGTTAGGCGCAAATTTGTCTCCAAACAACATCGACAATCAGCAGCGTGCATACTACATCTTACCGAAATCAGGTGTTACGTCAACGGGTGGCGCAATAATTGATTTCACTATTGCAGCCAAATCTTTGACAACAACGCTGTTTGAAGTGTACGGAACAGGAACATCAAAGAACACTATAAAAACTTACGTTAGAGTGACTGGTATCAACTCCGGTGCAGTGAAAGATATTGCAATAGACATAAAGCAAGCTACAGCAACTACTACATAAGATAGAGTCAAAATAAGATGGCAACGTATAAAGCTTTAGAACCTGCTGATATAAAAACCGCTAGATCATTTTTAAGCCAATTGATAGATGTAATTCAAGAGGACATCAGCGGGTCTACATCTAGAAGAAAATACCAAGTTTTCGTCACAGGCGGCATAGGCCCCGGTGTGACGTCTTCGCTATTTCAAACTGTGTACGATCAAGACTTTACTCTTCAGACTGCAAACCCTGTGTTTGATTGCACTGTCGGGCTCTTCCCTAGTTCGAACATTGTATCACAGTCTCTAGCTTCTATAGATTCAGTTGGAAAAGAGCTTTTTCCTTCTTCTTCTTTGATGATGAGAGAAAAGCTAGACAACTACAGACAATTTTCTCAGCTGCTCCTCGGTGATGCAGATTCACAGTTCGTTGCACCGTATGGCTCTAACTCTCCTGATGATAAGATCGACGCAGCGTTCTTTGTTGCTTTCAAGAGGCTCTTTTCAAGAGATTCTATCAAAAGAGAATCTTTTGCAATGAGGTTTTATCAGACAGCGTCCTTATGCAGGTACGACGGCGCGCCCGACATTCCAAACATTTATTCAACTTCTGAGCTAGGTATGTCTGTTTATACTGACATAGGAGCTTCTACAAATAAATTGACAGAATTTGGTGGCCAACTCGGCAACATAGTAGATGCAGCAGACACGAACAGAACAGTCGGATTACTATTCTATGACAGAGGGATCGCAGTGCTCGATCTAGAAAAGATCACGTCAGCAAGCCAGTTCATATCAGGTAATATTGACGCAATGACACCTACTGGTTTGACAGTCTTGGGTGGTCCGTCTACTGAGACTGCAGGCACATCAAAATTTATACCAGACTTTGTAGTCTCAGCTTCAATAGACAATATAGTCGATCACATCTGTGCGACCCGATTTAGTTCTGGATCTCAGACTGCTATAACTTTCCAAAATACTACAAACATAAACAGCACATTAGTATTCTGTCGTGCTGCAGCCGATGAGTTCAACTATTCCTCTAATCCGACTTTTACAGACGACAGCAACAGGATCTCAGTGATAGATCAGGGCTCTGAAACAGAGCAACAGACTTTCACATTCGTGACTTCTATCGGTCTGTACGATGCAAATGACAACTTATTAGCTGTAGCGAAGCTTAGCAGGCCTGTTGAAAAGAACCCTGAAAGAGACCTGACATTCAGGGTAAGATTAGATTTCTGAATTCTAAGAATAAAGTCAATAGCAATCGTGAAGTTGAATGTCAATATTCAAGATAAATCAAACTGACTTTCAAACCGTAACGGTCGCGACAAATCCATCTAGATTTTATTCTTCAGGATCGGGCGGCGTCACGGGCTCAGTTCACATCTTTGCTCGAAGGTCTTCAATAGAAAAAGACGTCAGGCCGTCCGACACATTTTCTAATCCTACTTTTAATGATTCTGACCTTTCTATTAAGCTTGATGACATTAAACACTCGTTGATCTCAAGTCCCTCGACTGACATATTAGGAAAAATAGAATCATATTTGGGCGATGTCAATGAACAGTCTGTGTCGCAAAGAAAGCAAAAGACTCTTGACGTCGGACGATACATTCCAGTGCCTGTGAGCGGTGGCATCGAAGATGCATATCCAACAAAAAATTATCTAAAAAAAACGATTATAAGAGAAAATTTATCAAAGCACTATAGGTGTGCATATCCATCTATAGATTGGGGATATTGCAATTATCACAGCTTAAATTTCTTCTCAGCTTCAGGTATTCCGCATGACACAGCGTTGCTATACCCTAACTACGATAACGGAGTTATCCACGAAGGGTATGTGTCAGGAACATATACACCGAGCGGATCTTTTTCTTTTGATTTTTACATTAACCCTCGATATAAAGCTTTGAATGGCAAAGGTCATTTTGATGCTGGAACTATTTTTCATCTACACAAAGTGTACGCTCTTTCGCTCATAACTGGATCTAAGAAAGACGAGAACGGATTACCCGTAGGCTTTAGATTGATGTTACAGCTTAGCCACAGCGCTGGAATTTCTCCAAGTGCTGCTGCGACAGGAAACTTTCCGAACAATCTTACATTTTTGTCAGATGATAACTCTCTTTCATGGAACAATTGGCATCATGCTGTCGTTCGGTGGGGCACCGACACTATCAACGCTGGAACGGGTTCTTTCAACATCGACGGAATCGATAGAGGATACTTTGTTGTTCCCTCAGGGACGATCGCTCCGAAGATCTATCCATCTGAAAACAATCCGGACGTTCTCTGCATCGGAAATTATCTCGGCTCTACGGGATACCTCGGGTTGACAAACAAAGGAGTGACAGCGCATAGCTTGTTCTTTTCTAAACGCACGTCTGATGCAAAAGGAACACTTGTTCTCACAGGAAGCACAAGCGAATATGAGCCATTTTCTCCTTCATACACACTAAATCATCCGTTACAAGCAGAAGTCCACGATCTATGCATAAAGAGGTACTACGTTGCCGATGCAGACATCGCATCTTCTGGTTCTAACGGGTTGAAAGAAATTGACGATTCGATCGCTTTTTATCTCCCTCCTTTTTTTGTTGAAGAAGCGCCTGTTAGAAGGAAAGATCCGGGGATGTGGGACTCAGGTGTGCACTTTAGTTTAAACAGAAGCTCACATGGAACAAATTTCACACCGTTCAACTTACAAATGTCTTTTGGCTCTGATGCTCATCTCATCAATATCGAAAATTTCTTAAAAGATTTTGCAAACGGCAGTTTTTCAAACATAATAAATCTCAATAGAACATCAAACATCATAAAAAATCTCACATCCAAAGATGCGAACGAGCACGTTTATCATTTTGACGTCTTGAGAAAAAGAAACTTATCGATTCTACCATGCGACGACGGAAATTTCTATCCTGACTACGCACTATTGAACGATGAGTCAAAAAAGAAGTTTTTTGTAGATGACACAGGCTCTCCCGCGCCCGGATACATCAGCTTAAACGCGCTCATGTCTATCACGTCTTCCATTGTCGAACCCAACGCAAATGAAGAAAGAAAACATTTAATAAATGACACACTCGTGACTTATAAGTGGCTGCCTGAAGATCCGACAAGCACACAATTTTTGTCATTCATGCCAGCTTATAAATACAACGAAAAGCTGGACGCACTTGCTTTGGCGAGCGGAACAATAGACCAATTTAGAGACTTACATGAATCTGCTCCCTTAGGCTCTCTTATCAGAACTAAAGATCCAAGCTCTAATCAAGTCACGATGTTTGACGTGAGCAATCTTTATTATGGATTAAATATTTTGCCAGGGTCGTTTACCCTGAAAGATTCAAGCTTGTCAGGTTCAGCCGGTGCAATAAGCGTCACCATCAAAGATGACGGGCACGGAACTTTATACAGGTCTGATAGCCTCACACAAAACTGTTCTTGGAATGCAGTGGGGACTATATTTTATAATGAGGGAATCATAGTCATCAAAAATCCTCACTTGTATTTCTTCGGCAAAGACGGATTCGAGATGTCATTCAAGGGTGAGCAAAACATACACGTGCTGCGCTTCGATGTTCTTGCACCATCTAATCACTTGAACTCTTCAAGCAACCCTTCTTTCGCTGAAGTTCCATCAACACTTCGACCGAACGAGTACGATTCTAAGTTTGTTTATGTCACAGGAATCAATTTTCATGACGATAATCTTAACGTGATCATGAAAACTCAGCTCGCACAGCCCATCATGAAACGTCACTCTGATAAGCTAGCTTTTAAAGTAAAGTATGACTTTTAATGGTGATTCAAAAGAAGAAAAAGACTCGAAAAAGAAAAGGATACCAAAGGGGAATTTACAGCTCTCCCATTGCAGGAATCTGTAAATTTAGATCTTCATGGGAAAAAAAATACATGGAGCACCTCGACGCAGATCCGCAAGTCTCTTCGTGGTCTTATGAAAAACTAGTGATCGAATACGTCTCGAACAGAGCGACAGGGAAGATCCGTAAATATTATCCCGATTTCTTCATAGAGATGAAGTCAGGCTCTAGGGTTGTCGTTGAAATAAAGCAAAAAAGAAAATTACAGACTGCACCTGTCAAGAAAAAAACTGCCGCCGCTTTGAAGTGGTGCGCAGAGAACAAAGCTGAATTTTTGCTAATTACAGAAGTCGAGCTAAAAGAACTCGGGCTCTTGTAAGAAATATCAAAAAATAAAAAACATAGAACTTCAGCGGATATAAGAAAATTTTACTGAGCGCATCTTGATGACAAGAATCTACCATGCTGAACCTGCACATAGGATTAGATGTCAGCACTTCTTGCACAGGCGTCGCGGTGCTGAGCGTCGCAGCCGATGGGGCAACGCAGATCTTATGCGTAGATCGAATTGAATACAAAAAGTGCAACACGCTGTGGGAAAAAGCTGACGTCACCTCACTTTATCTCAAAGAAATTTTTGAAAAGTTTAGTGGAAATTACACAGTAGCGCTTGAAGAACCACTCATGGGTTTTAGGACGGGCATGTCTTCTGCTGCGACGATAACGACTCTTATGAGATTCAACGGGATCGTGTCGTACATTTCTAGAGGAATATTCAAAGTTGATCCGCTTTATATTTCTTCCTCGTCTGCTCGAAAAGCTTGTGGAATCAAAATGCAGAAGACTTCAAAGGCAGGGATGTCAGGAAAAGAACAGGTCTTTAAACACATGTCTGAGCACGACTTGAAGGACGTTGAGTGGCCAAAAAAGAAAAACGGAGAGCCTGTCGAGTGGAGCAGAGACGCCACAGACGCTTATGTCATTGCGAAAGCGTCAAGCATGCAAGCTGTGAAAAATTTGACCTGACCGTTTTACATTTCTAAAAATGCAATCTCTCACGGACAGAATAGCATTCTATGAATCGATATTTGGGAGAGGTCGCATCTCAGGAAATGGAAAGAATTTTGATGTAAGATGCCCGATCTGCAGCCCGGTTGATCCTACAAAAAAGAAGTTAGCAATTAGAACGACAGATGACGCGAACCACTGCTGGTCTTGTGGTTGGAAAGCAAGATCCCTGGCTCCTCTCCTCAGAAAATACGGCACGCCCGAGCAGATGGCAGCGTACAGAGACATCACAGGCAAAAATTATCAATCTCCAATCACAGCTGACGTCGAAAAAACGCAGAAAGTTGAGCTACCCAAAGATTTCAAGCTGTTGCATTTAGCGCCCGAAACAGATCCAGACGTGAAAGCTGCTTGGAGGTACGTTTATTCAAGAAAGATCACTGATCGTGATGCGTGGTACTTCAAGCTAGGCGTCTCTGACGAGCCGAAATGGAAGAGAAGAGTCATCATGCCGTCTTTTGATTCTTCTGGAAATGTGAATTACTTCATCGCAAGGGCAATCGACAAAGACAAGAAACCGAAATACGATAACCCTGAGGTTGACAAGAACCCCGTCGTTTTCAACGAACTGAACATCGACTGGAAGCGACGTCTTACCCTCGTAGAGGGTGCTTTTGACTTGATAAAGTGCCCTGAAAATTCGACTGCCCTTCTTGGATCTGACCTTGACGAACGTCATGAGATCTTCAACAAGATACTTCTAAATGAAACGCCCGTAGCGCTCGCGTTAGACGGTGACATGTGGGACAGAAAAACTCCTAAAATAGCAAAGAAGCTCATGGAATACAACGTCGACACTGTCATAGTTGATGTTAGACCTTGGGGTGATCCAGGCAGCATGTCAAAATCAGAATTTGAGGACGCGCTCAAAGACGCTAGGCCGATGAGCTGGGACGACAATTTTAATAGACGTCTCAAAAAAGCGCTTGAAGTTAGATTCAGCATTTGATTGAACACGCTGAGATAAAGATTTATTATCATGAAGATGCGCATAGCACACATTGCCGACGTGCACATTAGATCTTTGTCTAGGCACGACGAGTACAAAGAAATATTCACAGCTTTTGCAGAAAGCTGCAAGAAGAAAAAAGTAGATCACATCTTTGTGGGCGGTGACATATACCACACGAAGACGTCAGGAATATCACCTGAGTACATAGATTTTCTTAAATGGTGGCTTGAAGAGCTGAGCTCTGTTGCGCCTACACACCTAATTTTAGGCAATCATGATGGAAATTTAGTAAATCCATCGAGGCAAGACGCTATCTCACCGATCGTTTCTGCTCTAAATAATCCGAGAGTCTTTCTTTACAAGAAGAGCGGCGTTTATGAATTTGAAAAAGGATTTAACTGGTGTGTCTTTAGCCTCTTTGACGAAGAGGGCTGGGGGACTGTAAAACCACAAGACGGAAAATTTAACATCGCTTGTTACCATGGACCTGTGAGGGGATCTGTGACAGAGACCGGCTGGGACATCGTAGATGGCATCACAGTTGATTATTTCAAAGATTATGACCTTTGTTTTCTAGGAGACATCCATCGAAAACAAATCTTAGGGTACAAAAATGAAAAACCGTGGATTGCATACAGCGGTTGCCCTATACAGCAAAATTACGCAGAAGAGCTCGAGCACGGTTATTTGCTTTGGGAGATAAATGGAAAGAGCTGGGACACAACATTTGTAAAGTTGCCTAATCCAAAACCCTACGTCACATTAGACTGGAATGGTTCACATGACGACTTGTCCGCAGCTGCCTCGTCGTATCCTAAATTCTCTAGATTTCGAGTAAGATCTTCTATTCCAATTTCACAAAGCGATGTCAAGTCAATCTTAGACACGATTAAATCTACACACACACCGACAGAAATCACATTCAAGTCTGACGTAAAGCCTGATAGCTCGACGATCAAGTCGCATAGCACTATTTTAGAAAAAACGAGCATACGTTCGCACGATACAGTCATAAATCTTTTACAAAATTTCTGTAAAGAGAACAAGTACACGAACATAGATTGGAAAATAGTAGAATCTGAAGTAAAAAAATATCTAGCAACAGCTCTCTTAAACGACGAAGTTTCTAGAGGGTCAAAGTGGTCTTTAAGGCACTTAAAGTGGGACAATTTGTTCGCGTATGGACCAGATAACGAAATAGATTTTTCTAAATTGTCTGGCATCGTTGGAATCTTTGGATCTAATCGGATCGGCAAGTCTTCTGTCGTCGGATCGATCATGTATTCGTTGTTTAACACCACAGACAGAGGATCTGTAAAAAATCTGCAAGTCTGCAACGTTAGAAAGCAATATTGCTCCACACGAGCAATATTTGATCACGATGGAAAGACTTACATAACTGAGCGGCAGACAGCAAAATCTTACAACAAGAAAGGTGCTCTAGGAGCGTCAACGTCTCTTAATCTTTTTAGAATGTCGGATGACGGTGAGGCAGAAGACCTATGCGGAGAGCAAAGAACTGATACAGAAAAAATCATAAAGTCGCTCTTAGGTTCTCCTGAAGATTTTCTATTGACATCTTTGTCTGCACAGGGCGAGACAGGCGCTTTTATGCTGCTGTCATCAGCAAAAAGAAGAGCCCTTCTGTCGAAGTTTCTTGATTTAGACATCTTTGATAGAATGTACGAAGTTGCTAACAAAGAGCTGTTGGTCTATAAGGCAAGATTAAAGAATCTTCCTGAAAAAGATTGGTCAACATTAGAAGAAAAATATGAGAGGACAAGGAGCGAGCTTGAGATTGCTGTCGAAGATTATAGCGAGAAAATCTGTGCGGTACAATCCAGCCTCTCATCTTATAGAGCAGAGCTTGCTAGTCATCAGAATTTCAAGCCTGTCACTTTGACAGATGTCGAGCAACAAGAAAAAGCTGTCACATCTCTAGAAAAGCAGGCAAAGAGCTGCACGAACAAAATAAAAGAACTAAGCGAAGAAATCGAAACGCTGAAGTCTAAGCTCGATTCAATCGAGCCGCTCCTTGACTCAGATGAGCTTGCATCTTTAAAAGCAAGCCTCGCTTCGATTGAAGGCATCGAAAAATCGATAGACAACCTACGACACATCCACGACAAAGAATCGCTTTCACTTCAGCAGCAACAAAAGTCGCTAAAATTGCTCGATGAAGTTCCCTGTGGTGACGAATTTCCGACGTGCAAGTTTATCAAAGATGCGCACACGGCAAAGTCAAAGATTTTAAAGCAGGCTGAAGCAGAAAGCTCTGCTCGAGAGTCTCTTGAGCGTGCAGTAGAGTCTTTGAAAAATTTTAATAAAGAAAACATACTTTTAAAAATCGCAAAAAGAGAAAAGGCAAAAGAATTTTCAGCTAGCATGGCGCTGGAAATCTCAAAGAAAGAAACTGAAATAGAAAAAATTAGATCTTCTTGTGATTCTTGCACGGCCAGCCTAGCAGGCGCGCTTGAGAAGCTTGACCACCTGAGAGAAGCTCTAAAAAATGAAGAAAACTATGAGGTTGTAAACCTCAGGATAAAAATAGAAGATTTATCTAAGAGCATCAAGAAGTGGGATCAAGAAAAAATTTTGGCCGCGACAGAAAAGGGAAAAGTTGCGTCAGATTTAGAAAAACTGAGGCATGAAAAAGAGCAGAGGAGCGCAGTTCTCACTGAGATGAAAAATCTAGAAATGATCTGTGAAGCTTTCTCGAAGAAAGGCTTGCCACTCATCATCACAAAGTCTCAGCTGCCCGTCATAAATTCAGAGATTTCTAAGATACTGAGCGGAATCGTAGATTTTACTGTAGAACTAGAAAATGACGATGAGACAGACTCAACAGAAATCTACATCAATTATGGAGATTCGAAGAGAGTCATCGAACTGTGCTCAGGCATGGAAAAAACGATTAGCGCAATCGCAATAAGAGTCGCTTTGATCAACGTTTCTACTCTTCCAAAGTCTGACATGCTCATCATAGACGAAGGCTTTGGAACTATGGATGAATCTGGCGTTGAATCATGTAACAGGCTCCTTACAAGTCTAAAGAAATATTTTAGAATAATCTTAGTAATTACGCACGTCGATGGAATAAAAGACATGGCAGATCACATGATCGAAATTTCAAAGAATGAGAAGGACTCACATGTGGTGTCCACATGACGTGGAAAGATTATTTGAACAATAAGCTGATCAAAGAGTGTGATGGATACTGCATCATAAAACCTAAGAATTTTCGTGAAATTACACCAATCGCTTGTCCTGTTTGTGACTACCTCCTACGAACAGGACAAGATGAAAAATCTTATAGACAATTTTCGTGCTGCGAAAGCTGCGAGCTTCTTTGGGCTCGGCCAAGGCAGGAAGAGTGGAGAAATGGCTGGAGACCTGATAAAGAGCAGGTCATGAACAAGGTGGGTAGAAAAACCCTTAATGTCGACATCAAAATTTAAATTCTTGTCAAAGAGATAGTTATTGCACGGTGCACAATGGCTGACATAAATCTCAACGCGTTAGGTGAAGCAATTGATACTTCTTGGGGAAGATCGTCGTCTCCAGTCATAGGTGGATTTGCTGTAAACATGACACTAGCAGGTCAGAATCAGCTTATCTTGACATATCAGACGATGGTAAATTTTTCTTCTGAGCACGAAATGCATAAGCAGAAGCAATTTGAAACTGAGCAAGCTTCAAGAAATGTCAAGACAGTTGTAGACAGCGTGAAGAAAAAATATAAAGATCTCACAGGCTCTACGTTGAAGTTGAAGGAATCAAAATCGAGCGATTTTTTAGAAATAATCGGGATGAATATTCACACTCCGCAACGCCGAGCGCTCTACAGGAAAAAGTGCGTGTTTGAAATAGCATGATGTCTGAAAAAAAACTTACAAAGCAGCAGCAGATTTCTGAAATAGTCAGGTGCGGAAAAGACCCAGCTTATTTCATAAAAAATTACGCAAAGATCCAACATCCGCTCAAAGGCACGATTCCCTTTGAGCTTTATCCGTTTCAAGAAGAGTGCCTGTCTAGCTTTCAGAACAGCAGATTCAACATTGTCCTAAAATCAAGGCAGCTCGGGCTTTCCACAATTTCTGCTGCTTATGCGACTTGGCTTGCGATCTTTTATAAAGATAAGAACATTTTAGTCATTGCAACTAAGCTTGCCACAGCACAAAACTTCATAAAAAAAGTCGCTGTTCTCCTGCAGTCATTGCCAAAATGGCTCTTGATGCCGAAATTCGAGCCTTCTAAACAGCAGATATCATTTAGCAATGGATCACAGATAAAGGCTGTCCCGACCTCAGAAGACGCAGGTCGATCTGAGGCTCTTTCTTTGCTCATCGTCGACGAGGCAGCGTTCATTAGAGACTTTGACACTATTTGGACCGGTCTTTATCCCACGTTGACTACAGGTGGAAACGCAATCCTCATATCTTCTCCTAACGGTGTCGGAGGCTTGTATTATAGGCTGTGGGTAGAAGCTGAGGCTGGTACAAACGAGTTTAATCCGATCAGACTGCCGTGGACAGTGCATCCTGAGCACGATGACGTGTGGTTTGCAAAAGAAACAAGAAACTTACCTAGAAGAAAAGTTAGCCAAGAGTATCTTTGTGATTTCATCACGTCGGGTGACACATTCTTACAACCCGAAGATTTAGAAGAATTTAGGGCACAGATCAAGCACCCACTCGAGAAAACAGGATATGATAGGAATGTCTGGGTCTGGGACCACCCGATTCCCGATAAAACGTACGTCATCTCAGCAGACGTAGCCCGAGGCGATGCTGCGGATTATTCTGCTTTTCATGTCATAGACCAATCTAACTGTGAAGTCGTCGCTGAGTACATGGGCAAGATACCCCCAGAAAAATTTGCAGATGTTCTGGCGGATTGGGGCAAGAAGTACAACAACGCGTTCATCTGTCCTGAGAACAACACGTTCGGTTACTTCGTCAATGTGAAGCTCAGAGACACTGGGTATCCGAGGCTTTATTACCACAACCACAAGGGAGATCCTTTTTCTTACAGTCCGGTCGACCCTTCAGAGCTGCCAGGCTTCCCGACAAACCAAAAGACACGCGTTCAAGTGTTGACGAAGCTTGAACAATTGATCAGGAACAAGACGTTGAAGTGTCATTCACAACGTCTCTATGATCAACTACAGGCCTTTGTGTGGAACAACAACAAGCCCATGGCGTCAAAAGACAGCCATGACGACTTGATCATGTGCCTTGCGATCGGCGCATGGCTCGTCGAAGACGGGAGCGGCACGAACGAATCAGCGGCGGCGATGGCGTACGCGATGCTAAAGGCTACAGGGATCTCTAGAAGAGAATTGAGCGAAATACAGAACGGACCGAACAGTGCTCAGCCCTACATATCTCCGTCGCTCAGAGCTGCAACTGGGCTGAACCCTCAGAACGTCTATAAGCTTCGTGAACCTTCACAGGTTAAGCACGTTGACGCGAACTCAGATCCGCTAATTTCTGATTTATCGTGGTTATATCGTTAAAGAAAATATAAATATATTGCGCACAAGAGAGGCACCGCTGAACATGTCAAAAAAAATAAATACGCAAGATTTATCTCAGTTGATCGAAATGCAGAAGAGAATCATGATGGAGAGCGTCAACGCTGCCGGAGTCAAAGACCTGATCAGCGCTGTGACAGACCTATATGACGAAATCGGAGAATTTGAATCTTCTGCTCCACGAGCAGCGATAAATGCTCTTACGCCACACTTGAGACAGGTCAAAGAAACTCTTGAACAGATGATAGAAAATCCAATGAGCTACATTGAAGCGCCTGAAAAAGAAAAGACAAGAGTCGTGTTGAAGCCCACTGAACAAGCTGAAGAAGATTGAAGATCGAAATATTCAGCATGTATATTGAGAAGTAATATCAACTAACACTGCAAAAACAAAGTGGCAAAAAAAGAAAATAAAAATTTATTTCAACAGCTGACTAGGCTTTTCAAAAGCGGGCCCGTAGTCAAGAGAAAGATTCGTGCTCTTGACACGACGATAGCAGTGTCTGATAAAACGAAGTCTTCAGCCGCTCTGCTGTTTCAGAGGTCGGTGTCTCCGACTTATTCGACAATAACAGCAAATTCATACAACCTGTCAGAGAGGTTGATGAGGTACCAAGATTTCCAAGAGATGGAGTATACTCCTGAGATCGCGGCTGCTTTAGATATATACGCAGATGAAACATGCGCCCAAGATGAAAAGGGCAGAGTGCTGCATGTATATTCTGATAACGAAAAGATCAAAGAGATATTAGAAGACCTGTTCTACAATACGTTGAACGTAGAATTTAATTTACGTTCTTGGGCAAGAAATCTAGTCAAATATGGAGACTTTTTTCTCTACAATGACGTGTCTCCGACCCAAGGAGTCATAAACGCGTTTCCCATTCCCGTCAACGAAATAGAGAGAGAAGAGAACTACGATAGAGAAGACCCATTCGCTGTGAGGTATCGGTGGACTACGATGGGAAATCGAACTCTAGAAAATTGGGAAGTCACACACTTCAGGTACATAGGAAATGACATGTTCTTGCCATACGGCTCTTCAGCAATAGAGGCAGCCAGAAGAATCTGGCGACAGTTGATCCTATTAGAAGATGCCATGCTGGTGTACCGCGTCGTTCGTGCACCGGAGCGCAGAGTGTTTTACGTCGATGTAGCCAACATCCCACCAGAAAACGTTCCGATGTACGTCGAAGAGCAGAGGAAAAACTTGCGAACCAACCAAGTCATCGATCGAAACACTGGCCGCGTTGACCTTAGATATTCTCCGCTCAGCGTTGAAGATGACTATTTTATACCCGTCCGCGGGAGCGAGAGCGGAACGAAGATTGACACACTGGCAGGAGGACAAAACGCAGCCTCCGTCGAAGATGTTGCGTACATCCAGAAAAAGCTATTCGCAGCCCTAAAGATCCCAAGAGCTTATCTCGGATATGATGAGATGCTGTCTTCTAAAGCTACGCTAGCACAAGAAGACATCAGGTTTTCTAGGACCATCAACGTCATCCAAAAGACGATCATCTCAGAGCTAAATAAGTTAGCGATCATACACTTGTACTCACACGGATTTGACAACGAAGATTTGCAGAACTTCGTTCTGCGCCTCTCTAACCCTTCGACTGTCGCTCAACAGCAAAAGCTAGAGCTGTGGAGATCGAAGTTTGAAATTGGCGGAGCTCTTCCTGAGGGCATGGGCAGCAAACAGTTCATTCAAAGGGAAATTTGGGGCTTGAATGACGAGCAGATCGCAGCCATCAATGAACAGAGAAAGCAAGAAAAGATAATTGACGCAGCAGTCGAAGCTGCTGCGTCAGGTGAAGGCGGAGAAGGCGGAGGAGAAGAAGATCTGTTCGGAGGAGGAGGAGAAGAGGGCGGAACTGAGGCAGGAGAAGAGCCCGCTGCGGGAGGCGAAGAGGAGCCTGCTGGTGGAGAAGAAGGAGGAGACCTCTTCGCCTCTGACGAACCCGCAGATGACGCAGCGCCCGACGCGAAGCTTCTTCTTTCGATCGATGAGCCTGAAAGAGACATGCCCAATCTTTATGAAAAAGACGCACTTCCGATCAAAAAATCTCCCAAAGCAAAGAAGCATGCGTGGGGTAAATCACCGTATAGTCAAGAAAAAGCACAATACAACAGCGGAAGGAGAAAAAAGCACTCTTTGCATGAGCCGGACTTCAAAGAGATGGTTTCTTCTTATCAATCGCTCGATGATCCATACGACGCATCCGCTCTAAAATTAGAATCTCTAAATTTCAAAGGCACAAAGATCCACACTAGTCTATCACCTGACTTGCTGTCTTCTCTAAGAAAGATGACCAATTCTTTAGGCATCAGCAGGAAGAAGTCCGATGGACTGCTGGTAGAATCACAAGAAGATTCATTGGATATTGAAATAGAGTAAATTTCTCAATATCTATTACTACACATGCGCAGCACTTGAAAGGAATTGACCTGAATGTCATCCTCACACAACAAAAAAAGAAACACAGGATTGCTATACGAATTTTTGATAAAGACTATTTCTAGCTCGCTCGTCGAAAATGACAAGCAGAGATCAGCAAAAGCGCTGCGAATAATAAAACAAAGCTTTAAGCCCGGCACTGAGCTCTATAGAGAATTTAGACTCATAAATTCTTTGATCAAAACGACAGTTTCTTCTGAGGCAGTCGCTGCGTCGATCATCTCAGAAGCAAAAAACGCCGCACGCAGCATCGATTTTGAAGCGCTCGATCGACAGAAGTCGATCTTGATCAAGAACATTAACCATCAGCTTCAAGACGAAAATTTCTATGACCAACATGTCAAAGAATACAAGATTTTTGCAACAGTCCAGGGCTTAGTCAACGGCTGGAGAGCTAAAGACGTAGACCTACAGAGGCTTGCAGAGTATGAAGACCAGCTAGTAAAGTGGCTCACGTCACATAAAGATGAAGAATCTCCTCAGAAGATAAACGAAAATTCTGTCGGCACGAACCGCCTCGTCTTGAAGGTGATGATGAAGAAGCTGAGCGAAAAGTATGATGGAAACTTGACTCCTGATCAAAAGTCTCTCATAAAAGCATACGCGTTCTCGACAGCGAACGATGATGCGGGCACGATGACAAAAAAGATGCAAGAAATCAGAGAGAAGCTGCTCGAGTCGATTGAGTCCTACATCTCGTCAGAAGACTCTTCTTTATACTTGCATGAACGTTTGATGAGCATAAAAGAGAAGCTCACCGAAGGCGTGACCAAGGTGGACGATTCTTCGATTTCTGAATACATGTTATACGCAAAGCTCGTAGAAGAGCTGACGTCGGGAGGGTCAAATGGCTGACTTGAGGCTTTTAAATTCTTACGAAATATTTGATTACACTCCTGAGATGATCAAGGAGTCGAGAGAAAAGAACAACGGAAAAATAACGATGAAAGGAATACTGCAGAAGGCAGACACCTTGAATCAGAATGGCAGAATTTACCCTAAAAAAATTCTCGAAAGAGAGATTAGGAATTATCAAAAGTTTATTGCTGAAAATCGTGCGCTTGGTGAGCTCGACCACCCAGACTCGTCTGTCGTGAATCTAAAGAATGTTTCTCACATCATAAAAGAAGCGTACCTAGAAGGAGACGTCGTGTACGGATCAGTAGAAATACTCGACACACCTTCGGGAAAAATCCTACAATCTCTCGTAGAGAGCGGAGTGAAGCTCGGTATTTCTTCAAGAGGTGTGGGCTCTACGAAGAAGCAGGGAGATTATCAGGTGGTGCAAGACGATTTTCAGCTCATATGCTGGGACTACGTGTCTGAACCATCGACACCCGGCGCCTTCATGATGGCTGAAGGGAAAACTCTGGATGCAGCGTCTTTGAAGAACATATTCAACAAATCTGACCGCATCAACAGGATAATAAATGACATTCTTGCACCCGTGAGGATATAATTCAGAAAATTTGCAGGAGTAGCGATGAAATTATCAAGAGATCACCTAAAAGAAATTGTGAAGGAGTGCATGCTGGAGATACTGTCTGAAGGCATCGGTCCGACCAAGATAAAAGAAACATTTTCTAGAAGGCCTCTTGCAACAGTGCAACAAGAACGCGTCACAGCAAGATCAAATCAGCAGTCTGAGCTCCTTGAAAAGAAGAGAATCAACGACCTCATCAAGTTTGAGTCGAAGGGTGACCCCGTGCTCGCTTCGATCTTGGCAGACACTGCTAGCACAACTCTTCCTGCGATGCTGATGAACGAAAACAACAAGCACATTCCAGCGCCTGCAGGATCAGTAGAGAGCGTCGTTGCAGCAAATAAGCCCGAAGACTTATTCGGCGATGAGGCAGCTTCTAAGTGGGCAGCGCTTGCTTTCATGAACGTTCCGAAGAAATTTTGACATTTTGTTTTTTGACGAATATTTAACACATATATTTGCACGAAAGGTTACGCAAATGAAACTAACGTCGAACGTTTTAAAGAAGATCGTGATGCAAGAAGTCGCAAAGTTCAAGGCGATGAAATCGACAGAAGACGCAGCAAAAGACGCTGACGAAGTCGACGCTGACGAGCTCGCAGACACGCTAGAGAATCCGCACAACTATTACAAGGCGCTCGGCCTCGAAGAAGCTCGCCTTGCCAAGCGCTTAAAAAAGATTCGTGAAGCAAAAGCCTTGCTAAAGGGCGTCTGATTATTGCGCAGTTCCATATATACACGAACGTAGAAGGAGAATTCAATGCCGGGTCAAGGAAAATACACAGTTTTTGCTCCTGAAGCTAATCCTAAAAACATACTGTTGAGCAAGTTGTTCCCTGCTTCTCCTACAAGCGCGTTCGTGGGACAAGAGAAAGAATACCGAGCCGCCGTCGTCGCAGCTGGAAACCAGTACCTCACGACGCCGTCCGTCACAGGTGACGCGTACTTTGGTCCTGGTGTGAACAGAGACTACTCGCTCGCCCCTGACATTCTTGCAGGCGCAGAGGGTGCCTGGAAGAACCCTGGCGATCCCGCAAATTCTTTTGCGCCAGATCTTTCTTCGCCTGGGCCAGGCAAAACAGAGGGAATCGATAAGAACAATGATCCAGGCCTCAAGGCGTCTGACCTCAAGCCGTCTTACGTCCCAGGTGGACCGACGACGGGCACAAGGTCTCCCGCTGAGCACGCAAAGAAGATTGCTGCGCTCGTCTTGGGCAGCAGCGGCAAGCTAGGCACGTCTGATTCTACGACGTGATATTGAGTTTACGGAGAAACAAATGTCAAAACAGCTCTATGAAGAAGCACTTGCTGATGTAAAAAAAATAAAAGAAATTGCAGAAGACAACGCTAAGCGCGCTGTCGTCGAAGCCGTCGCGCCTCGCATCAGAGAGCTTATAGAAAAAGAGCTGTTGGGAGAGTCTTCTTATAATGAAATTGAAAAAGAGCCAGAAGAAGATGAACTTCTGACCGACACATTGCCAAAAGGCAATCCTGAGGGTAATCACGAGGGTAATCCCTCTATAAATCAAGAAAGTGTGATCTCCCTCGATGAGCTCGTGAGAGAGAGCACAGCTACAGAAAATAAGAATGACGCCATTGCCTATGTTTCTAAAAGCATCGACAAGCTAGAGCAGCTCTTGTCGCTGTCAGAAAATTCTCAATATTCAGCTGAAGAATTGGCTGGATTGGTGGCATCGCTCGGCAAGATGCAAGAGATTGTAAAAGAAAATGCCGACAGCTTGTCCCAAAAGCTTGGGTACAACCTAAAAATTCACAACTGTTTAAAGAAAGTAGAAAAGCTTCAGGAGATCAAAAAAATGAAAAAAAGAATGAGCCGTTTGGACGAAGCAGAAATTTTGCTAAAGCTCACAGGTGTGCCCGATGAGCTTGAAGATGAGCTTGATAGCCTAGGTGTTGAGCTTGTTGCAGGTGAGGGCGAAGAGGGCGAGTCCGCCGAGGGTGAAGAGCCCGAGGGTGAAGAGCCCGAGGGTGAAGAGGCCGAAGATTCTGAGGGCGGAGAGGGCGAAGAAAGCCTGGACTTTGACCTCGAAGGCGGTGAGGAGCCCGAGGGTGAAGAGGCCGAGGGCGGTGAAGAAGAAGTCGAAGAGATGACAGCGCACGAGTCTCGGCGCCTCAGCGACAACGTCATCGTCGAGATCGACGAGGGCATGCTCCGCAGAGAGATCTCTCGCATGAAGGCTCTCCGTGAAGCAAAAGAAGACGTGCAGGCTTGGGGCCATGGCCCAGGTGACGTCTCTTCAGAAGAAGACTTCGAAGCTGATGACATGGGAGATCCCCTCGAGCTCTCTCTCAGAGAGTCTGATTGCGGCCCGAACGAAGATGACACGAACGAAGGCGCCGCTCATGAAGATGAGAAGCCCATGGGCGAGATGTCTGTTGAGTCGCTTCGCCGACGCATGGCCCACGAGCTGAAGCTTCAGGAGACCCTCAAGAGCAGAGCGGCTTCTGCTGCGCGTCTTTACGAAGCAGCTCAGGCAAGATTCCGCAAGTCGACTACTCTTGCCGAGCGCAAGGACGTTTCACGTCGCGGCGCCGAGCACAAAGCTGCATACACAAACTTTGCAAAACGCTACAACGAATCAGTGAAGCGTTTCAACAGTCTATCAAACGCGCTAGCAGAAGCAAGAGCGCGACAGAGCGCACGTTCGAATAACGTCGCAAGTAAGCCTGCTGCGAGCTCAGGCGCATCCGCACAGCTCCGCAACAAGTTGGCAGAAACGAATCTGCTCAACGCCAAGCTCATGTTCACGAACAAGCTTCTCCAGTCGGAAGCGCTCACCTCGCGTCAGAAATCGCAGGTCATCGCGCAGCTCGACGAAGCGGAGACGCTCCGTGAGGTGAAGCTTGTATACGAGAGCCTCGCCAAGACATTGGCAGCTCCTCGTAAGACTGTGACAGAGAGCCGAGTCCTCGGTTCATCTTCACAGGCGACACGCTCTGCATCGCCCCAGACACTGAACGAAGGGTTCGAGGCTGAGCGTTGGGCAAAGCTCGCGGGCATATCAAAGTGACACCCGAGGGCACATAGATTAATCTTTCAATTTGTTTATAGGAGAAACCACATGAAAAGCTTTACGATTGATCAGCTTGCACAGGGCATCAGAGAGCGCCACGTCGGCGCTGAGCGTGCCCGTCTAACAGAGAAATGGAGCCGCACAGGCCTCCTCCGTGGCCTCGACGGCACACGCAGAGAGGTCATGTCACAGCTCCTCGAGAACCAGGCAGCGCAGGTCCTCAAGGAGAGCAACAGCCTCTCGACCGGCGGCGGCAACGTCGCATCGAGCGGCCAGATCCAGGGCTTCACGAACATCGCCTTCCCGATCGTCCGCAGAGTGTTCGGCGGCCTCGTCGCCAACGAGCTCGTCTCGATCCAGCCGATGAGCCTCCCCTCAGGCCTCATCTTCTACTTGGATTACACCTACGGCACGAACGTCGGTTCGGCACAGAGCGGTGAGTCAGTTTACACCCGCGGACAGTCTGTCTACAACAACCCAACGGGCAAGGGCGTCCAGAGCGGATCGCTTGCAACGGGCGGCATGTACGACCTCGCAGGCACGGGCTACTCCAAGGTGACGGGCTCGCTCGTCGGAACCTCGCTCGCAACAGCGACGACCGCGCTCGGTTACTGGTCGGGCGCAGACGCGAACGGTCCATTCGCAGCAGGCATGCTCTCGGGCTCGACTGACTTCAGCGGCTCGAACGCTCGCTACATGGACTTCGACGGACAGATCGAGACAGCGCTCGCCACGAACGCCCTCGATGCTTGCTTCCTCTACGTCTCGTCTTCTCTCTTCACGACAGCGAACGCAGCGGCTGACCTCCTCGCAGTGGATCAGATCGCCCTCTTCGCAGGCGTGACCGGAGCGACGGCATGGGGTGAGACCTACCAGGGTGGAACAGGAGTGCTCAACCTCCGTCGCCTCAACAAGCGCGGAAACTGGTCGCTCAACGGCTTCACCGTCGACCCACTGAACGGAACACACGTGCAGATGGTCGTCAAGGGCGCAAACGCGGCGCAGCTCGTCGGTGCAGCAGGCGGACGCTTCACGTTCTCCCTCAAGGCAGGCCTCACGGTCGACAGCAACAGCGGAGCGACGCTCACTGTTCCCTCGTTCGAGTCTGACTTCGGTTCGACGCCGCAGCCTGCAATCCCCGAGATCGACATCAAGATCGAGTCGATCGCAATCACGGCAACGACCCGCAAGCTCCGCGCACGTTGGTCGCCAGAGCTCGCACAGGACCTCAACGCCTACCACAGCATGGACGCTGAGGTTGAGCTCACCTCGATCCTCTCGGAGCAGATCGCCCTCGAGATCGA